CTAATACACCAGCTGCTAACCAACTATAACGTTCTAGTTTGCCTATACTCCAAGAGTTTTCTTCGTAGTTGTAAATTACATATCGAGATATTTCAGTTTCATTATCTTCAACTGACGGATAAAAAAACCAAACCTCTGAAAATTCTTCATTTAAACCTGCAAAACATTTGTATGCTTGTGATTCATCAAGATCTGAAAATACATAATCTTGTACTGAACAAGGTAGTTTTCTAACGGAACCGTTGTAATAATAAAAACCTTTTTTGGACATAAAAAACACACCTTGTGGTGAATTAGTAGCTGCTTTAGGTCCTATTAAACCAGCACCTTCATTAATTAAATTGATAGCAAAGGTTAATGGTGGCCCAATAAAATTCATAGAATACAAGGATGTATCTGTCCAAATTAAAATTTCTTGTCTGGCTTTTAAGCCTCCAACAATAGTCGAGCCTGACGATAGACGTAAGGAACCAGCAGTATTTGTAGCTTTCGGCTCAAACTCTAATTCATTTTCTTGGTCACTAAAAGCAACCAACATAGGATCTATAGTTCCTGTACGGGAGCCACTGCTCAAAGGATCTGCTCCCAATACTATCAAGTGCCTGTCTGTTTCTGAGGTAATTATTTGTAATGCTTTAGTTGGTACTTTATTTGCTCCTGAAACACCAGATAGCTCTAAGGCACGAGTAGATAAACCGTTGTTTTCTTCCCAACGATAAATGCCACCGTTTCTAGGATTAAGTATTAAATTTTCACCATAGTTATCGTGTGTCCACAATCTAAGATTATTAGTATCTGATAATGTAGTTGCAGCACCCCAAGATCCAGCACCCCAAGTTCCTACACCCCAACCTGTAGATTGTACATAAACATCAAGACCTGAATTTATTTGATATGCAGCATCAGTAGCAGAACCACCATTACCAGAATCACTAGAGTTTGCTGTAACTGTGTCTCCGTCTGTATCTTTAGCTGTAATTTCGTAAGTGTTTGTGCCTGTAACTAGACTAATTTGATATTCTTGATTTAACACTGCGGCAATTACAGTACCGCCCAAAGACACTGCACTTGAAAAAGTAACAAAGTCACCACTTACAGCACCGTGACTTGAATCTGTAACTGTAATAGTTGATGAACCGTTGGTAGCTGCAAATGTAGCAGCATTAGTTGTTGTTGTTCTTATCGGTGTAACATCATTGTAGGTGCCACCTTCTTCAATGTAATATTTATTAGTGGTTCCAACACCTAAATATTTTCTACCGCCTAATGAGATCCAAGAATGTAAAGCTCTAGCAGAGCCTACCGTATTTGAACTTGTAAGTTTTTCCCAGCCACCTATTTTTTCAACACGACCTTTTCGGAATCTAATTTTATCGCCGTCTACCCAACCACCTTCATTAGAGTAGTCAGTTTCTTCTTTGTTTATTCCAGGTTTAAAATTTAATTTTGTTAGAGGCATTATTAGATTCTAACATATACACAGCCATGTTAAGCCAATCTGATTATGGCTCCTGTAGCTGTGGCGCTTGGAAATACTATTGTAAAATCTCCAGCGGTTGAAGTTTTATCGCCGCCAAAATCTATTGCACACACTGCTTTGTCTGATTGTGTGTCGTTATAAATTAAGCAACCTCTTGCTGTTACCGTTGCATTACTAAAAGTTAAATCTGCAAAATCACAGACTGCTGTGGTACTTGATGTTGTTGGTGTTACGCTAGTTAATGCACTGCCACCAGCTGTATAGTTGGTGCCTGTAGCCTGCCCTGTAGTGACATAAGCTGTTGTGCCTGCACCCAATGTAGCAGATGAAGTGTACAAGGCTAACTTAAAAGAATTACCGCTAGTTGCAGTAAAGTTATGTGTTCCAACTAAAAGCTCTTGTTTGAAACTTGTACATATTGCTGATGTTATTGCCATTATAGCTCCTTAATTATTTCAGCCATGTCACGGTGGCCCTGTTTTTCTAATAAATTTGCATAAGTCGTTTTTTTTGACTTAATTGCATTTCTTATAGTATATAAGATTACATCATAAACTTGCTTTTGAAAAGCTAGTGCTTGTTGTTTTACATGTTCAGGAGCATTGTCTGAAATACCGCATATTTTTTTAGTAGCTTGTTCTGCCCAAAATTCAGGATCATGTCCTTTATTCTGCGTAGCATGCACATTTACCTTACCTAATAAAAAATCTCCTTCTACACTCATCCTTTATATGGTTCTGGTGGAACTACATCCTCATTTATTTTTAAACCTAGCTGTTCTAGCTGGTTATTAATTTCATCGTATGGACCAATAAAAAATTTGCCTTCATGTGGTACTGCAACTAAAGGTTTTTTTAATCTATGGAAACCATAAAGTTTTTCTGTAGCTGGAACGTTTGAATCAAGCACAGTAGATCTTCCGCTAATTCCTATAAGTATATCTGCGCTCATACATTTACTTATCCAAAACTCTACACAAGCTCTTCCTGCCTCAGCAAAGTGCATGTTTTCTTTGTAAGAAAAGTCTATGCCAAACAAATCTAAACGGTCTACTTTGTTCCACAAAGCAAAAGCAATAGCATAAGCAACTGTATTATTAAGATATGCACATTTTGTATCATTACAAACTTCTTCTACAGGGTACATAACAGGATTTTTTACCCTAGAATCTAATTCACAAGTGTAAACTGGCGTTTCAGTTTCACTTAGCACACGGCACATAACCGAAGTTTGTTTGCCTGCATCTTGGGTATCGAAAAAACGACTTGCAGGATCTAACATAAATATTCTGTCACATGGGTATGTTGCTGCTGCTGAGTTTATGCACCAAACTTCATCCCAAGTTCGACCATTTTGTAATCCTATAGCAAAATCTACTTGTGATATGCCAAGACCAACGATGGCAACTTTCTTGCCTTCTAAAGATTCTATGCGCTCCACTAGCTTACGCCAGTGCGTACTGAATCGTATCTGTATTCGTCGCGAGTGCCACGACCTTCTGAAACATTTTTCATTCTTGCTACTGCCTCCTTGAATCGTGCTTCTAACTGGGCAACGACATCAGCAGGCTCTTTCAAGAAAATTGCACCCTCTACTAAGGTGCCATACAACAATGCGTCTGGATAATCCGTAGACAAAAATGTTGTGCCACTGTCACTACCGCTTGTTAAAGAAGCTGGTTTGTTTAAATAATGTAATTCTACCGTGTAATTTGAATCAGGCAAAGGAGAAATTTCAAATGCGTTTTCATCAAATAAAGAATAATACTTAGGCTTTCCTGTAGTTGTACCTGGTGAATACTCTTTTATAAAGGATGGATGTTTAAAATCTAAATACTCGTATGTATTGCTATCTATAATAGCTAAACTCATAGGTGCATAAAAATCTGTTGGTGTTGCTAAAAAACGATTACTTGAGGTAAGTGTGCCTTGAACATTTTTTCTTTGTTCTGGAAGTTGGACAAAAGAAAAGATGCGATCCTCAGCTTCTTTGATGAATGTAGATAATTGTGTAGTAAAAGTTGATTCAGAAACTTCTAAATAGTCTTGGACCGCAGTTTTAAGTGTAGCATAAGTAAAGCTCATGTTGTTACCGTTACCTCCCCAACTTCTGCACTAACAGAAAAAGTATCTAATAGTTTACCTAATTTGCCAGCACCCACATTAGTGTAAACCACAAAACTATTGTTGTCGTCCTGTTTTTCAGGTCTAGCGTTTTTTATAGCTTGCGGATCCACAGGCGCAGGTCTAGGCATTAATTGTGGATGTTTTGGACTCCATTGATCTGGCCCAACCAAAAGCCCATCCCATGTTTTTTTCATTTCTTTTAACTTATAGCGAAAACCTGTTATATCACAGATTCCGTAAGCGTGTTTTCCTGATGCAAAAGCCATTATGCGTTATTGTAACTCCTCAAATCTGGTGATACTTTAAAAGAACCTCTATCTTCATCTTGTGACATAGCCCTTTCAAACTCTTCTTCGTACACTGCTTTTAGCATGCTAGTGCGTTCTGGCGCTTTTTTTAATGAAATGTAGTAAGCAAGACCAGCAGCCAGACACGGGTAAAATCTAAATGGAAGATCTAAAGTGTTAGCACCAGCATCAGCATCATCCATCCTTGTCAAGACATTCATATAAATTGTATAAGTGCTTGACTTGTCTGGTGCTGGCCAAACAGATATGGTAGGCGTGGTTTGCTTATTTACAAAAAACTGATTTGGTTTTCCTGTAGAGGATTTGTTTGTTATGTGTGAATATTCTGCTCTACTTAACCTAGTCATTGGTAAATCTGTATTTTCTGAGTTTATTGTTTCACGAATAAAAACATCTAAAACATCTATAGGTGCAGTAGCGTTGGTACTATCAATATTGTATGTGCTTGTATCTTTAACCATAGCAACGGTTTTTTCTGTAATAGTCCATTGATTTAAGCCTCTGTTAGCCCATTCAGCTAACATTAAGTTAAGACTTCTACGAGCTGTTTTTAAATCATAGCCTGTTCGTAGCTCTACACCACATCTTTCAAATGCTTCTTCAACGTACTCAGCTACGTCTAATTCAAAATTTTTACTTCCAGATAATGCCATAATTACTCTTTATCTTCCTCTGAGGCGTACAGATTGTCAAATGTAATAAATGGATCTGTATAGCTCTCATGGGCCTCTGCTGAATGAACCCACTGTGAAGGAGAAAAATCTGGAGGCCCTTCTCCTGTTCTCCATAAGGCAGGATTTGTTGCTCTAACGCGATTGTTCGGTAAAGCTACAAAATTTCCTGTATATTCACCAGCGTCTGTCAAGTATAGCACATGTGATTGTTTGTGTTGAGCTGGATCATCAGCTATGGAGTGCTCTGTATAATCAACGGTAAACATGTATTTACCTAGATAAAACTCGCCATCAATTTTGCAATACCAAGGACTAGAGCTGACACGATCTAAGGTAACAACACTATGATGGTGGCTTAAGCAGTCCCAAGGTTGAGCTAAATGATTTTCCATAGGTTGCGGCCAATCTGATAAAGGCACATCTGCTATTAAAGCCTGTATGGGCATCCGTGCCCACATAGCACCTCCATGCACGTTTTCGTCTGGATAGTCTTCAAAGTCAGTTTCGCAACCAGTAAAAACTACTTGAAAGGATAAAGATCTATCTGGAATTGTATTAACTGCAAAAGCCAAAGCATGTAAATACTCGCCATGACCATGTTGATGGTTCGTTGTAAACTCTTTTCTAACCCAGCACTTAAACTGAGGTATATTTGATATTAAATACGCCACTACACATTTTTATAAACAAAATTATAAAAAACTTTTTTTACCTATAATGCTTTTCTAACAGATGCAGGCATATTATCCATACCTTTATTAGCTTTCATTTCTGCTTTATAAGCCGCTCCACCTTTACTCATACCTCTTGCACCACTAGCATCCATTTTCATAGGTACTTTAGGTCCAATTGGCACTTTTGGTGGTACTGGTCTACCTATTCTACTACCAGGAGGTAGTTGTCCTGGTTGGGGACCAGGGCCGCCTGGCACTGGTTTTGGCAAAGGTCTTCCTAATCTACCACCCATAGATTTGTACTTAGTACCTTTCATGGCACCGCCTTTAGCTCTGTACTTTGATTTTTTCATTTTTAGCTCCTTCCATATAAACCCATATTAGGTTTATTTAATCTTATCATACCACCATTTTTTGCAAAAGTTTTAACATTAGTTGGTTTTCCACCAACTCCTTGTGGTTTTGCTCTTTTTCTTCTTACTGCTGATTTAACTTGTGATTCACTCATACCTGCTGCTTTAGAGGCTGGTACACATTTTGGGTACTTACGTTTAGATCCTTTAGCCTTAGATCTACCACATTTTTTATAGCCACCACCTTTTTTTGGTGAGCCAATATCTACCCAATCTTCTTTAAACCACTTAGTTAAGCTCATTACATTGGTACTTTAGTTTTTTTACGCTTAGAGTCCATCATAGCTCCACAACCTCTACCTTGCACCATAACAGATCCACCATTTGACATGTAACCCATTTTGTTACGGACTTTTTTCGGTAGATTTGGTAAGCCTTTATTGCTTGCTGGAATTGGTTTTAAACTTTTCATTTCGCCTCCTGTTGCTTTTTTTGCACCACTATAACCACCACCACGTTTTTTGTATGTTTTTACTAACCAAGCATTTGCATAAGCGCTAGGGTAAACATCAAATTTACGTTTGGCCTCGGATTTAACTCTGCTGTACAAACTAGGATTGGTTACATTTTTAGGTGCTCCACCCTTTTTTAATTTAATAGCTTCAAGCGTTTTAGCTTGACCTGCATGAGTTTTGCTTGCTTTTTTTAAGCCTTTAATTACTTTTTTTATTTTTGCTTTAGTCATTTAACACTTCCATCTTCTTCTTGCTTGCCTAATTCTTGAATTAGGATTGTTTCTTGTTTTAGCAGAGCTTTTCTTTAACTGCCCTAAAGATCTTGCACAATAAGACTTACGTCTTTTAGCAGCTTTGCTGCCTTTTTTCACTTTGCCTGTTACAGCAGTTTTTAGTTTAGATCCAGGGTTTTTTCTACGATACGCAGCAACACCTTTTTTGGTCATTCCCGCGCCACTCTTGGTAGCGCGGTAATTACCACCTTTACCAGTAGTGCGAGCAATTGCTTTTGCTCGCTTCTTGGTTTTTGCCATTAATAGTTTTTATTTAAAACTAAAATTATCATGTAAGCGTCACCGCTACTATGACCAACCGTAGTTAAATCAATGTCTCCCGTAACACCACTACCTGCATTATTAGGAATACCTGTAAATAAATCGTAATACTCATCACCTGTGCTATCTGCTGGTAAATGCACTAAAAGCACATTGGAAGTTGCGTCAAACTCTAGTTTTACGCTCATGCCAACTGTGGCCCAGTATATTCTTGAAACAGAAACAGAGGTGCAAGCCTGTCCTGCGCTATTATTTGCTAGCGCAGAAACATCGACTTTCTTTACAGCTGACTCACCAGTGCCATCAGACACATTAGTGAATTTAACTATGGCAGTTTTTTCACCATCTTGAATGGTTTGTGAAGTTACTGCATCAGCCATAATCTACTCCTTAAAGCTCTGTAACAGCAGTACGCTCTTTAAGAGCATGTACATAGTCTACTGTTAAAACTTTTGCAGCAGCAGCGCCATTTTGAATACCAAAACTTACGTTTAGTTCTTCATCATCTGGTGCGTTAGTATTTACTACAGTACCAGCTTGAACATTGTTTTGATAAACATGAAACTTCTGATCTTTAGGATTGTAAACAAAACCTACAGTCATAAATGTGTCATCTGCTAAAGAGTTCGGCAAAGTTAAAGTAGATTGCGAACTATCTTTTTCAACAACAAAATCTATTGTTGCAGCACCGTCTGCTTTTAAAAAGAAAATACCATCAGTAACATCTAATGGTGTTGTGTCGGTTAATTGTAACCCAGCAACAATATCAGATTGTGTAGCATCACTAGCTTTAAACCTATAGAAAAACGCTATTTGTTTTCCTGCTTCGTATTTAAAGCCTTCTTTTTTCAGCTGAAAGAAGTCGTGGTCATTGTCACCAGCTGCATTAGTAATTTCTAATAAACCGCCGTCTCCGTCGATTAATGCTTCAGCAGCGGATCCTGTTCCGTCTTCTGTTGTCGTAATTGTCCAATCACCTGCTGTATAAACATCAAAGTCGTTGAAGTATTCGTGATACTTGTGCCTACTTGGTTGTTTTATCAGGCTTTCAGAGCCAGTTGAGCTGACGTTTGTTACGCCAGAACTAAAATGTGTAGTCATAATCAGCCTCCTATAAAATTAGCCATTGCGAGCACCATGCCCGCAACAATCATTTCTACAAGTCTGATGATACTATTTGGCTGTACTTTGTGCAACTAAACAAGCCTTACCCATTTGATAAAAGACATCATCTAGTTGATTGATTGCGCCATCTACACCTCTGTATAAAATGCCAATGCCGCCTGCTTCTTCCCAAGCTCTGATATTAGATTTTCTGTCGTCGATAAGTATATAGTCAGGTTTAGCAAAAGCTGCTTTATCCTCACCTTTAATGGTTGCAGTGATAAAAACTTTTGAATCTACATATTTGTTTATCCAGTAAACTTTATCTTTAGCTACAACGTCTCTATTTAAAGATCCAGAAGCTGTTAGTATCTCCCAAGGTATGCCTGTATTTTTAATGTATGCAATTAGTTTTTCCATGCCAGGCATAATTGGCAACTCTCTGAATAGACCTTTATTGCTTAATTCAATTTTTCTATCATCATAGGTTTGCTCGCTGACTAAGGGACCATTTAAAAATTTAGGTCCTTCTACTCCTCTCACAAAATCAGCGAGCACTCCGTCCATGTCTACAAATATTCTTGCGTTACCCAAATTACCAAGTAACAATTTTTGTGTTATTTTTGTCATGCTATCCCATTTTTTACTAAACATTTGCCGTAAATATGATTGGCATAGTTGTTTAGTTTGTCTTTAATCTCTTCTTGCTCTGCATCATGCTTTGCTTGCTCCTCTGGAGTTCTTTGAGGATTGATTTCATACTCAACCTTTACAAGTTTCTGACAATGATGAATTGTCTTGGTTTCACAAATCTTAGCTCTTTGTGCATCAGTTAGCTTAGTTTCATCAACATAATTAAGAAAATTTGCAAGTCCTTCTTCTTTAGACCACTGAGGATCTAATCCAATGGTTTTAATATGTCCATCCTCGTTTTCATAAAGAACCATGATACCGCTGTAAGTGCTTTTCTTAACAGCGCACCACTTGTCAGTTTTTGGATTTAGAGTCTGATAACAAAGTCTGTCGCCTCTTTTAGTTGTTTCAATCCAATACTTTCTCTTGGTTCTCAGCTTATATCCCCAAGGATAATCTTCAACTACAACAGCGTTGTCAGCTGAGTCTTTGTTGTAAATTATATTCTCTATCATCTGTAAAACCCTCCACTTAATGAACCTTCCGTTCTTCTTCTTCTTTCAAACTCCTCAGACATAGTCTGTGATGCTTCGTAACCACATTCACTACAGTTAATCGTTTCTTCTCTGTCCCAACTGTCGTAATAATATGTAGCTTCATCGTTATCACAACAAGGACATGTCGTATAATCTTGTATTCCTGCCATCTTAATCCATTCTCCCACTTATATATTCATAACCACAACCTTCTTCTTCTAACACTTCTAAAAGAGGTTGTGCTGCGTTCCATGCACTTTGATTACCTTGCACTGGTGGATATATTGTTCCACAACCAACTATTTCTATGCAATTACCTACCGTGCAAGTTCCTACATCTTCTCTACCTTGGTCTACCCAGTTTCTGTACCAAAGCTCTTGAAAAAAAGCTCTTCTACTTTCTCTTTCACTCATTAAAAACCTCCTATTGTGAGAATCAAACAAAAAACAAAGACGTTTACAAAAGGAAGGTAAATCTCAAGTCTTTCTGAGGCCTCCCTTTTTGCTCTATAAATTAAATATCCCACATATATATAATACAACTTATGCACAAATATGCAAGTATTTGCAAATATTTATATACATTATTTTAAGACAAAAAAAGGGCCCGATTAGGGCCCTTTGTAATACTGAGTAATAAAGTGTATTACGACTTCAAATTATGCACCTTGAGATCCATAGATTCCTCTCCAATCAGAGAAACCAAATGAATATCTTTCACGCGCCTTATATCTTATGTTGCCAGTAGAGAAGTCTGGTTCCATTGATGTCTCCATTGGAGATCTTTGGAACATTTTAAGACCGTCACCCATACTGTTTACAGAAGTTAAGACAAAGAAAGCATCTGGATCAGAAAGATAATGGTTTACAACGTAACCACCAGGCATAACACCTGTATTTTTGATTGCGTTAATATCATTATCAGCTGTGCCAGATCTTTGTGCAGAGTTTAAAATTCTGTCAGCAACAAAAACGAGTTGCGGCGGAATTACCAATTTGTCAGCTTGCACTGAAATTGTTAAGCCTCTGTCATCTGTGAAAGTAGAAATGTCAATTAATGCGTCTTCTAATGAAGCCTCATTAAGGTCAGCCATTGTTGTTGCTCTATTAGCAGCTGTACCTCCACCTGCAAGTGGATGTGAACTGTTAATAAGAGATACACCATCTCCTCCAGTGAAACTAGATGAGAAAGCGTTATTCAACACATCAGCGCCTTTGACTTCTTTAGAGTTAGCCATAGATTTTGCTAATGCTTTGACATATCTTTTACCCAGACTGTCGTAGAGATTATCTTCGATTGCCTCTTCGGTTAAAGCAAAAGCTAGTGCCACGGTATCGTGGTTATATCTTGCGCTGTAACTTTCTGATGAGCTATCAAATTGAACTCCTTGACCTTCTGATTTTACTGGTGCGGAACCAAAACCTGCTACAAGGACTTCTTCCTCGAAGGCTTTATTTGAGTCTTCGATTACAAAGATGTCTTCGTATTCTCGGTCATATTCATCATAAGAAAGACCAAACAATGAATTTAAACCAGGTTCTAGCTCCTTCGCTAGTTGTGCTCTTGAAATTGCCATAATTTATCTCCTTATGCTAAACCAGCACCTTTTTGTCCACACATGTGATTCTGTATGACACAAAGGACATTAGTATTGGACGATGAAACATCGTCATTATCAGGATCCTGAGAAATATCTAACGCTTTCAGTGGCAATGAAGCAGTAGTTGCTCCAGTTGTTACATCAAGCTCTAGGTTAGATCTCCCAGACTTAGTATCGCCGACTGGTGAACCATCAACAATGTCGAAATTTCCGAACAAGTCTGCTACTGGCATTGCAGCATCAGCTTGTACTTCAAAAACAACATTAGGATCATCAACGATGAATGCGATTATATCCGAAGCAGAAATACTGCCTGGATAATAATTTTTGTAAACTTGTTCGCCTGTGGTTGGATCAGTGTACTGAACACCATTAAACACTCCGACAATCGGAACAGTTCCAGTTGCTGCGTGTCGCCCTATCACCCCAGCTGTAAGCTGTGTTACCAAGTCGCCTTGATAAATTGGTGTAGTTGCTCCACTTGCAATTCTGTAACGGCTCTGGCCGCCAGACCAAGGTGCACCACTCATGTAACGAACAGGCCTACATCCAAATGCGCTATCTTTATTAGCCATTTTATTATACTCCTATTGGTTAAATATTACTTTTTTCCAAAAGTAACATTGGATTTTCTATCGGCATCATACTTGACGTATCTACTGTCTTTTCTGGATTCATTAAACATATTATTGTCTAAAGCATCCTTTTTACGACGAGTTTCTTCTTCATAATAAGCATTACGCTCATTACGAGTTTCGACAGGTATTTTTGCTAATAGCAATCCATCACTATAAACTAAACCAGCGTGTCTTCCTGAATCAGCAGTTGGAAATTCAAATTCAGAAGGAAGATCTGTTCCTCTTACGAGTTCCCAGCCTTCTCTGAGTCTTCTACTTACATTTGCTCTATCCTCTTGTCCCAGCATGGATTCTCTTATCCAACGATATTCATATCCTTCTGGTGCAGGTGGAGTTTCAAGTTTTCTTACTGGTCTCCATGGTTGTCTACGAGTGTTTTTATCGTGTGACTCGGATTCACGAGAATTTCTGGAATGTGTTAAGTCTTCTTTAACGTCCGTCATTTTGCCTCCCTAGTAGCTATTTTCTGTTTTTCTTTAGCAACAGATTTTAACCACATGTCTTCCGACATATTGTGTGGTTTCAATCCTCTTAGGCGTTCGACTTCTGCTTTAGAAAACGTTACACCGTTCTTTTTGCCTTGTGTTTTCTGCCGACTTCCTACGGAAGCAGAGGCGACTCTTTGCACAGCGGGCCTGCCCTCTTTTTGCTCGACTTCTCCTGATTCTAAATCAGGATAAACTTTATAAATTCTTGAATCTAACTCTTGATAATATTCATCTGAGTCAGCTTCATATCCTTCGTTGATTAAATTGTAATGTGTAAACATAGCAAACTGAGTTGCTTGTACATTATTAGCGTCTGTTTGATCTCCAAACCACTTTTTGTTAGCTTTCCATTCTAAAGCCTGTTCACTAGGTTGTGCCTGTGGTTGTACCTGTTGAACAGATTGTTGTTGAACAGATTGTTGTTGAACAGATTGTTCTTGCTTTTGTTTAGCAATTTTAACTTTTTCCTTT